TGACTGATTAAAGTATTTATATATAACTTGATAGGGCTGGGCATCATCTAAAACACTCATAAAGTCTTGATTAGTAGAAGCTGTCGGAGTATATGTACTAGACTCAGTAAACAAGCTTTGATACTCTGTGAAGTTAAAGAATACACTACTTAATAGTGTTATCCTCCCTGACAAGACATTTGACTTGCCAGCAATCGCTGAGAACTCAAAGTCTTTAAACATATATACTTCAGCCTCATTAGTCATTAACTGACTTCTTTTGTCTATGTCGTTACTAAATAGACATTTGAAAGTGTTGGCATAATTACTCTCATAAGCATTCTTGAGAAATTCAAACTTAGCTAAAGATATATTACTATATGTAAGGGATATCTCAAAAGAGGGAATAGAACCGCCTACTATTCGTTGCTCTTTTCCACTATCAAAAGTTAAAGCCTGACCACTCTTAACATATTCCTCTATCTCATAGTGACTGTGTTTATCAAGCAGTATAGAGCTTAAATCATTCATTACACTACCTGCTTAATTGTTTTTCTTACACTTCCATTAGTCTGTAAACTTCTGTTAATAATTCCCTCAATAGTGTTTTTATTCCCTACTAGATAATTATTAAATGATGCACTATCAATAGCCGTAACATTAAAATTAATCTCAGCAGTAGTAACACTCCCACTATCTCCACCAACAGACTGCCCTGCATTCATAGCTTTAATTGCTTCTTGATTTTTAGTTGCTCCTGCTCTATTTACAACTGCTTCACCAACTTGTAGTTTAGCAATTCTTTCATCACTTCTAATTGAACCGTCGTGGTGACTAGGCATACCTATAAAACCACCTGTATGCTTTACTTCAGATGTTCCTGTATGAAGACCAAAGAACGAGCCTATATTTGTACCTGTAAATGCTCCTACTAAGGCCTGCTGTACTCTTATTTTAACCAGCTGTGCAATCACACCTTTAGCAAAGTCTTCAAAAGCTAGCTTCCCTGTCATTACAAATTTAGTAATAGAGTCAGCCATACTATTAATAGTGCTATCGTGAAATGCTTCCGACTGCTTTAATGCTTCTTGCTTATTCTTTTCTGCCTCTTCAGTTGCCCTTAATTCTTTTTCTTTATTAGCAATTATTTTGGATGTTTTTGCATCCTCGACAGCTACTTCTTCTGTTAGCATTGCTTTTCTTTTTTCTAATTGAAGTAAGTTTTGTTCTGCTAATCTTCTTGATGCTCTTATTTGCCCTTTAGTTCTTTCTAAAGGATTCCAAGATTTTAATGGTGCTTCTGCTTCCTCAGCCCTAAGCTTTTTAACTGCTTCTGACTGTTCTTGTATTTCTATAGTAAGCTCTTTCATATCTAAAGCAGTCATTGTTTTCATACTTCTGATAATCTTACTTAGCCCAGTATTTACAGCATCAATCCAGCCCCATTTATTAATAGCATCTAAAGCTGTTGCCCCTAGTATAACCAAAGCATTATTTGACCTAGTAAGCGTTTGGTCTAGCTTTGCCCCTGCTGTATCTTGAAACTTCTCATTAACACCCTTAGTTGCCTCTTCTACTGCTCTTAATTTATCAGCTAAAGAAATAGATGTTAAGTCTATCTTTCCATATTTCTGCTCTAACACATCAACAATAAAGCCTTGTGCTTCGCCTGTCTTGTTTAGCATAATAAGATTGTCATTTAAAGTTTCAGCGCTCTCGTGAGGATAAGCTCTCCCCAATGCGATAGATTGTTCTGTTAGCTTTTTAATTTCTCCTGAAGATAAACCAGCAGTTTTACCTGACTGAACAAATCCCGCAATCATTTCTTGCGTCATTCCTGTAGCATTAGATGTTGCTTGTATATAAGACTTCATACCATCAGACATTCCGAATGTAGCTTTAGTTAAGTCTCCAGCTTTGCTTATAGCGACTCCCATAATTGCCACAGCACTTGTTATACCACCACCAACAGCTAACCAACCCGCTTTCATTCTTGAAGATGTAGCTTTAGTTGTTGAGCCTACGGCTTCAGTTGCTTTCTCTACTTTGCCTAATTCTACCTTAGCTTTTTTACCATTGACTGTAACATCAATTACTAAGTCTTCATTATTCGTCATCATTATCCTTTTCTAGGTTATTCATTACATCTGTATTCATAACAGTAGCAATGTAAGTTGCTAACTGTGCAGGTAACTTGCTAATTATATCAAAATGCTGTGAGTTTGTGTGCGAGAACATTCTCTTCCCATTTTTATCAAGAGCTTTCTCCAATATTATGTGAACAGGGTATAAGTGTTCTTGTTTTTCATAGCTAACTGTCTTAGTTCCATTGTCGTGCATAGATGTTACCGTCTTAACACACATCTGCTCAATTCTGGCTTTTTCTAATAGTGTTAAATAATTATAGTAAAATGTAAACTCTTTCTCTTTTAGTTTGAATTCAATAGTTTGTAGCGAGTCCTGAGATTTAAGTATCTCTTGTAGTAGTAAATCAGTCATATTATCCCCTTAACTTAATAAAGCCCTCTAAAGAGGACTCTATAAATTAAGCTAAAGCCGATTGAGTTAAAGCACCTGTGCCCTCGAATGAAAATGAAACTTCAATAATTCCATTTACATCATTAGTAATAGGCATACTTGTAACTAAAACACTTCCACTAAACTTCTCAGAAGTACCAGCACCACTTGCTGATGTTAATAATTCAACTGCAACAGATGAACCACTTGTAACTCCTGCGATTAAGTTAGCTTGACCTGAGTCAGCTCCACCATCAAACAGAACTGTAATTGAACCAGACCAGCTTTTTAAAGTTGCTTCTGACTCTTTCCAACCAGCTGAACCAAAGTTAGTAGTATCTACTGTTTCTTGTGATACGTCTAAAGACCAAGCTTTAGCTTCACCAACAGCAGTACCGCCAACAGTACAACTTCCTGAATATCCTTTAATTGCCATATTAATCTCCTATGATAAATATTAATGTAATTAGATAACCTCGTTCTTGCTTTTCAACATCAGCTGTAGCAGAAACGATTATATCACCATTGTCATTTGAACCACTTATAATACCCTCTATTTTAGCTACAGAATAGCCTCTAGTGGGTAAAAATAATTCATAAACTTTTGTAGACTCAGTTACTGTATTCCCAAGTGTAGTTAATTCTTCACTTATCGCTACAGACTCTTCTACTAATCTAAACTCATTGCCATTAAGAGTGTCTTTCTCAGTATATCTGAACCCCAGACCCTTTAAGTATGGTATCATTTGTTAAGTACCACTTGCCCTAATGATTGAGAATCCTCATCATCTTCTATTACCCCATCACCATCAGTATCATAATCAGCTACTAGAGTATTAAACTCTTCCTCGTATCTTTTCATAAACTCTAGGTAATTAATGTAGTAAGTGTCTTCATTATCTGCATCTTGCATTTTAGCTTGACAAATATGTGCAATAGTTCTATTTAAATGTAACTCTCTTAAATGTGCAGGAGTTAAGAAATTCTCTATGTCATAACCTTTTTTTCTAAGGTCATTCTCGATTATTTCACTTGCTCTATCAGAAGCAGGAATATAAGATAAGAATAATATTGCAAATACAGATGTATTGTCAACCGTACTATCTAAAGTATCGAATGTAAATGTTCCTACATTAGCTGAAGCATAGCCTGTAATAATTCTATCTATTCCTGCATTGTCACCACTTAGAAAACAAATATAAGCACCCTCAGTAGACTCTTCGTCCAAGGCTTTAAATTGTTTATTCTCTAATGTAGTAGTAGACCCACCATCAGCCTTACCGATTAGGTCAGCTGTTAAAGGTGGCAAAACTGAAATTATTTCAGCATTAGTTAGTGTTAGATGTGCCATTACTTAACCTCTAAAGAATTAAGTAACTTCATAACATCAAATACTTTTTTAGGTAGCTTAAGGTCTTCGCCAGCTTCCCATTTGTATTCAACGCCATTAAGTAAGTGTGAGCCTTTTGAAAGACCCACTAGCTTATATGATTTAGCAGTAGTTTTCTTAGCTACTGCCTTTGGTTCTACTGCCTTACTCATACTATGCTCCTGTAATTACTCTTACAGCATTCTCATCAATAATACCATATTTAATGATACCATACCAACCAATATTAACAGTTCTTCCTAAGTTGTCAGTACCATCAGTAATTCTTAACTCTGGGTTCATGCCAACAGCTTTACCAAGTGCATTCTTACCGAAACAAGCAACAGTACCAGCAGTAACATTTGCATCTTCAACGATAGTGAATCCCTCTAAAGCTCCAACGATACCATTTAAAGCATCACCAGCGTTAGTGTTTTGAACGATTGTTTGGTAAGCATCTTTGATGTCAGAAACTTGTGCAGGGTTAACAAACGCTACAAATCTTCCATCTTCAAATTTAGAGATACCAGCTGTAGATAATGCTTGATAAGCACTTCTAAGGTCACCTTTAGCTAAAGTACCAGTAGTACCAGCAGAAATAGTGTTAGTTCCAGCTTCAACAGCATTAAGACCTAATTTATCAGTAGTTTCACCTAAGTTCATACCAACTAATTCAGCTGATGCTAAATCTGCTTTACCAGCTGTAGCAACATTTGCTAAAGAAGTAGAAGTAATAACTGAACCGTACTCACCTAAAGTAAGAGTCTTTTTAGTATCTGTCATTGTTGATGAAGTTGCTTCAGTACCATCTGTTAATTCAGTTGTTGCTGGAGAAAGTCTTGAGAATACTGTGAACGCGATTGAGTTCGCCATATTGTCTTCTCTGATTGTTGTGAACGCATCGATTTTGTTGTAAGCTGAACCTGAAACGATTACTGCTTGACTCATTAAATCAACTACTGAGTCCGATAAAATTGCTTTTGTATTTACTGCCATTGTAAATTCCTTATATTATATTTATATTTCTTTTTGTAGGGCATAGATTTCAGCCATTGTCTTAGCACCTTTAACTTTAGAATTAAAGTCAGGAGCTTGTGGATTGTTGTTAGCACTATCCACTCTTAATGGTTGAGGTTTATTACCACCTTTGAATAAATGTGCTTCTTTTTGTTTAAGTCCATCTATCCATTCGTTCATATTAAAATCTTCTTGCTGTTGTGCTTCTTGAAGCTCTAGCTTAAAGTATTTTGGTTTATCAACATCATATTCATTGACAATCTTTTCAAATTGTAAATCATCTTGTTGTTGTTTCATTTGAGATTGTAGTTGCTCGTTCGACTGTCTTAACTCACCTAATGCTTCGTTTAATTCTTTGTTGCCATTCTTAGCACCTCGTTTATACGCATCATTGATTAGTGTATCAATCTTAGACTGTTCTATCTCTACCACCTTTGTTTCTACTGCTGGTGTTGCAGGTTGTGTTATTTCAGTTTTAATCTCTTCAGACATTTGAGTATACTCCTTTTTTGTAAAAGTATTAAATTGTAGCAAGTTATTCACATAAAAGTCAATACAAGTGAATAAGTAAGTGAATAAGTCTTACTTTGTTTGCTTCTTGTAGTAGTTTTTCACTATCTCTAATAGTCTATCTTTTTGCTTTGTAGATAATCCAAAGAACTTTCTCTTATTAGTTACTTGATTATGGTAAGCTTTTTTATTCTCACTAGATGAACCAAAATATAATCTAATCCCATTCTTTATCTTCTTAGATGTGATACTGTGAAGCATATTGCCTGTTTGAGTTAAATTTACTCTACTAGACCCATAATGTTTTGATTTATACTCTTTATAGTCATCGCTATACTTAGTAAAAGAAGACCCTTTATAGTCTTTACCTGACTGAGTTCTTTTCTGTATCTCAGTAATAGTTTCATTTGTAGCCGTCCCTAATCCTTGCTTTAGATTATCAACAGCCTTTTTGTATTTGCCAAAGTTAGGCTTTTTCGTAATTTTCATCTTCAGCCCAATCTTTACTAACTAGATAAAATCTATGTCTACAGTTAAATTCTCTGTCTTCATCTCTTTCATACTTGTTCTTTTCAGCTGTTGTGTAGTATTTGTTAGCTCTTAATAGTTTTGAACAGAATGGTCTTGTTTTGCCATCTGATACACCTACATATACCCAAACACCATCTTCATCAGCACTTCTTACATTAATCACTTCTTGTTGATAATTAGTAATAGCAGTTCTAGCATAAGTCTTAGAGTATTTAGCCAATCCTGTATCTTTTATATCCTTAGAGATATTAAGTGCCATCTGACTAACACTAGCATCACTAATAGCATAGTTGTATAATTGCTTCTTAACTGTCAAACCTATGTCATCACCTATCTTTAAAAAGAACTCTTTGTGCATAGATTTAAGTATGTTTATCTTAGTTAAATCAGACTCAGTAAATGCAGTAGCTAATCCTACTGTACTAAAAGCCTTTAATGTATTATCATATACATCATCAAAGGATATATCTACATATTCAGACACTAATTCATAGTAGCCTGCTTCAGATAATATCTCCTGCCATACTAATTCATATTCAAGTACATCATTAGCATTAAGCCCACTTAGTCTTGCAGTAGCTAAACTAATTATATTGGCAAATACAGCATCAAAGCGACTATCAAAGCTAGTATACAGCTGTTGAGCCGTATCCTGCTGTTTATTATAGACTTCGTTTAGAGTCATCTTATAGACCTAATTTAGCTCTCGTGTCTTCAGAACTAATAGCTCCTGCAGTATTAACCTTATTGTATAAA